ATCAAGAAGCTTGAAGCGCGATTCCCCGATCACAAGTTCAACGCATATTTGGATCAGCATCGTGCGAAGGGCGATATTTAGAGATGGGAGCACCTTTAGGGGAAAGGCCCTATATAGTCGCCGTGATCGATGGACTTAGTGCTATAGTATTCATACTTATCATCTTATATAGATTGAAAGGCAAGAAATGAGTTCCAAAATCGATGGGCACCAAAATGACATAAGAAAGATACGCAACGAGAACTGCATAAACAATTCTCAAGAACTTCTTTTGATAAGATCGACAAGAGAACTCACTTACAAGGAGCGGAACTATTGGCTCGGCCTTTTAAAGAAGACCGCAGAAGAATACGGGATCGTCATCCTTCCAAGTTGGATGGAAGCACAATATGCTCCGAGTAACGTCAAAGTCGTGTATATCGATTGAGAGGTGACGTATGGACGAAAATAAATCTAAAATGAAAAAGAACGATTCTGTTATCTTGTCTTGGTCGTATCGTGACGATGACAAGGGAACAGTCGTGTTAGGACGTAAGGACCCGTTGGGGATCACACAAAGGATCGAGATAATGGATGTCTTTGTAGATGAGACCGGATTGAAGATATTGCGAGAACTCGGTATCGAGCTTGCGTAGGCATATTTGCACGAGAAGGGGGATCTGGTTTGAATGAGCCGGATCTTCCTTCTCTTGACGCCATATTTACAATGTATTTTTTCTTTCGATCGGAGGGAGCATGTACAACGATCTGGTATACGATATCTATGGGCGCAAGTATACGTTTACCGATATTTGCGTTGAGCGTGGCGGATGGGTAATCGGGCGTAATAAAAAGAGCCATCGCAAAGCCTGGCTATGGCCTAGCTATATTCAAGAAGAGGGAATTGATCCGGTTCCTGCTAAACTGATAGATGGCGAATATCCTCTCAAAGGATGGGAATAGGGGGTCAATAATTAGATCACACTTTTGGTTTTAAAAACGTGGTAAAAATGTGAAAATTTTTAGTTGAAAAGTGAAATGTGGAGAAATTGTGAAGAAAATGTGAAGATTTTCTTAAGATCCTTCATTTTTGTCACAAAAATCACGTTTTTGTCACGCCAAATCACGTTTTTAAAACCAAAAAAGTGATCGAAAATTTGTATGTTTATCTGGGGTTTTGCGAAAAAAATCACGTTTTCACTCTTTTTTCTTTTATTTACACGTGAGAGAATAAATATATATAAATAGATTAAAACCCATTTTTTCGCAAAAAGTGTGATTTGAGGGGGTCGATAATAAAATGCTATATTTTTCTTGCAAGAAAGGAGATTCGGCAAATGACAGAGCAAACATGGAGAAAAGTATTTTCCACAAAACTGGAAGAGCTTCTTCTCGAACGTGGTCTTACCGCAAACATGTTCTCGAGCTTGTGCGGTTTAGGCCAGCCTGCGATTCAGCGATATTTAGCATGTGAGCGAACTCCTATGGCAACCAGTGTTCTCAAGATGGCGTATGCTTTAGGGGTTGACGTATCCGAGTTGATCGATTTTGGGGAGCCGATTGATGATGGAACGGAACCCGGAGATTATTTTTATAAGGAATTTTTAGAGGTTTCGAATGGTCGAATTAGAAAAAGATGCTGATTTTACCCATTCACCTATATTTTGGTTCAATAAAACCCCAGGTAGATACCCCTCCGCAAAAAAATCAAAGACTTTTATGAGGGGAGGACATAAATGTGCTTTAATATTTATGTCTTTTTTCTTTTTGCAAGAAAGGAGGCAGATTTTTGGCGTCTAAACTAGAACGGGATTTTCAGTCCAAGCTTATCAAGGAGCTTAAAAGTCTGTTTCCCGGCTGTATCATCATGAAGAATGATCCTGACTATATTCAGGGCATCCCGGATCTAACGGTTTTGTACAAAAACAAATGGGCAACGTTGGAGTGTAAGCGAGGAGAGAAAGCGGGTCATCGTCCTAATCAAGATTATTATGTGGACAAGATGAATGCCATGTCCTTTTCTCGTTTCGTGAGCCCTGATAACAAAGAGGAGGTACTTCGTGATCTTCAATCAGCATTCGGAGCTTGAGGGTAAACATGCATTTTTAGGCGCTAGCAAGTATCATTGGCTCAACTATGATGAAGATCATCTTGTTGAGATGTACAACCGATATTTTGCAAAAGAGTATGGAACTCGACTTCATGCTTTTGCAGCAGAATGCATATCTCTTAAGCAAAAACTGCCTTCTTCCAAAAAGACTTTAAACGCATATGTCAATGATGCCATCAAGTATCGCATGAGGCCGGAGCAGATCCTATATTATTCACCGAATTGCTTTGGTACGGCAGATGCTATATCTTTCAGAAAGAATATGTTGAGAATTCATGATCTCAAGACAGGCGCTACGCCTACCCATATCGAGCAGGTCATGATCTACGCTGCGTTATTTTGCCTTGAGTACAAAGTAAGGCCTTCTACGATCGATATCGAGCTTCGTATCTATCAGAATGACGATATTGTTGTTTACAATCCTTCTTCTGAGGAGATCGATGAAATCATGCTAAAGATCAAGAAGTTCGATAAGATTCTCAATAAGATCAAAATGGAGGATGCGTAATGGCGATATTTAGAAAGGTGGTGGTAGAATGAATGAAGTGGTGGAAAATATGATCATGCACTACGGTGTAAAAAGACGTTCCGGCAGATACGAATGGGGTTCTGGCGAGGATCCATATCAGCACGAAGGCGATTTTGTATCTCGTTTTCAAGAGCTTCGCAAATCGGGTTTGTCTGAAACCGAAATTGCTACTTCATTAGGTTTCAAGACTACCACTGATCTTCGTGCCGCATATCGACAGGCAAATAATGAACGTAAGCGTCTGAATATCGATCGTGCTAAATCGCTTCGTGACGACGGTCTTGGTCCTAGCGAGATCGGCCGTCAGATGGGAGTCAGTGAATCTACTGTGCGCTCTTGGCTTAACGAGACTCGAGAGATCAATCTTAAGAAAGCTGAGAAAACGGCAGAGATCTTGAAAGAAGAAATTGCTAAGAAGGGTACTATCGATGTAGGCGCTGGCGTAGAACGAGAACTCGGCATATCTAGAAACAAGCTTGATGAAGCTTTGAATCTCCTTACATCGGAAGGCTATATTGTTGAGGGAATCGGTGTTCCTCAGGCTACGAATCCCAAGAAACGAACCACTGTTAAGGTTATTCATGACAGTTCTGTGACAACAAGGGATTTGTATCAGGATCCTAGTAAGATTCAAAGTTTTGGAGATTATGCTTCTGTCGATGATGGCGGGCGTTGGTACAAACGTGAATACCCCGCTTCGATCAGTTCAGATCGAATTAAGATAAAATATGGTGACGAAGGTCCTGCGGGAAACACTGGTTCTGACAAGGACGGCGTTATTGAGATTCGTCCTGGTGTGAAAGATCTGAATCTTGGCGCATCACACTATGCGCAAGTTCGTATATTGGTTGACGGTACGCATTACCTCAAAGGCATGGCGATGTATTCAGACGATATTCCTGATGGAGTAGACATCGTTTTCAATACGAACAAAGCCAAAGGCACGCCTAAAGAGAAAGTTATGAAAGAGATTCAATCCGATCCGGATAATCCTTTCGGTGCCTATATTAAGGCAACAGGCCAGAGTTATTACGATGATCCGAACGGTAACTATACCGATCCTTTGACCGGAAAAAAGCAATCGCTTTCAGCCATCAACAAGCTTAAAGAAGAAGGCGACTGGGACAAGTCGAGTAAGAATCTGTCTCAACAGTTCTTGTCTAAGCAACCTATATCCTTTATCAAGAAGCAGCTCGACCTATCATATTCTGATTTCGAGTCTGACTACGACGATATTATGAGCATCCCGAATCCAACAGTTCGTAAGAAAATGCTTAGTGAATTTGCAGGTAAGGTTGACTCGGCTACCATTACGCTGAAAGCTGCTGCACTGCCACGTCAGCAGACAAGGGTTATTCTCCCAGTAACTACGCTTAAGGATAATGAAGTCTATGCGCCATATTTGCGTAACGGTGAGAAAGTGGTTCTTGTACGATATCCTCATGCAGGAACGTTTGAGATCCCTACCTTGACAGTGAATAATAATGAGCCTACTGCAAAGAAGAACCTTGGCAATGCGACCGATGCTATCGGTATCAACAGTAATGTTGCTGCGCGTCTGTCAGGTGCGGACTTCGATGGTGATACGGTTATCGTTATTCCTGTGAATAGCAGAGTCCGTGTCAATACTTCTAAGCCTCTTGCGGGATTGGAAAACTTCGACCCCAAGCATGAGTATCCTGAGAAGCCAGGAATGAAGCTCATGACCAAGGCGCAAACCTCTAATGAGATGGGCGTTATTTCGAATCTTATTACCGACATGACCATCAGAGGTGCAAAAGAAGAGGAACTTGTTCGTGCTGTTAAGCATAGCATGGTTGTTATTGATGCAGCTAAGCATCATCTCGATTACAAGCAGTCTGAGAAAGACAATGGAATTGCCGAACTCAAGGCTAAGTATCAGATCAAGTACGATGATGAGGGCAATCCTATCGGTAGTGGCGGAGCATCGACCCTTCTTTCCAGACGTAAGCAGACCGTATCGGTACCCGAACGTAAAGGGTCCCCTCATGTTGACAAAGAAACTGGAAAACTTGTGTACAAGGAAACAGGGCGTACTTATGTCAACAAGAAGGGGGAGACGGTACAAGCCACCAATCGAGTTCCTCTTGTTTCTACTTATGACGACATGAGGAAGCTCTCTTCTGGATCTCTCCCAGAGGAAGCCTATGCGGAGTATGGTAATAAATTGAAGGCCCTGGCAAATAGAGCACGCAAAGAGAGCGTGAATACGAAGGGCCATAAGTATAGCGCTACGGCTGCTAAGATTTACAAGAAAGAAGTCGACAGACTCAACGCAGCCTTAGAGATTGCCGAAAAGAATGCTCCTCGCGAAAGGCGTGCTCAAGCTATTACCGATTCGGTAGTGAAGGCTAAGATTCAAGACAACCCGGAATTAGCAGACAAAGCTTATGCCAAGGAATTAGCGAAAGTACGTAGCATGGCATTGGAAGATGCTCGAGCTTCTGTTGGCGCAAGCGGTAAGAAGTCTCGTATTGATGTTAGTGATAAGGAATGGGAAGCCATCCAAGCTGGCGCAATTAGTGCTACGAAACTTGGAGACATTATGCGTTACATGGATGATGATAAACTTAAAGAACGTGCAATGCCTCGCGCCAGTATTGCGTTAAGCACAGCAAAGCAAACTCGTCTTAAGAACATGAAGAGTTCTGGTTATACGATTGCACAAATTGCTGATGCTTTAGGTGTTTCAACGTCAACAGTTTCGAAGTATCTGAATGCGTAAGAAAGAAGGTGAAGTATGAGACAAGCTATGCTCACAACCAATGACAATCCTTTTGATCCTTTTGACGACTTTGCAAGTTGGTACAATTTCGATATGCTCAAAGGTTACAGCACTTGTTGCTATTTGGCTCGTCTTGCTTTTACTTCTGATTCTTTATCAGATATTGAGAACAGCAAGGCCATCGAACAGGCCATCGACGACATCATCCTCTACGATCCCACCGGAATCTATGTCAAGGTTGTACGAGATATCGATGAACCTACATATACAGAAGGCGAGCCAGGTAAGTTGACTAAAGATTTCTTGAACGTGGCTTAAAGACTATGGGAGAGCAGGTTGAGAATAGCACCCCGCCTGCTCTCTTTC